TCAGGATGCCTGCGAGGGCTTCTCGGAAGGAGCGTCCGAGAGCGCCGAAGAATCGGCACTCGTCCCACGGTCCATCCCACGTCCCACGCCGTTGACCAGGCGAAGATCCTTGGCCGCTGGGTCGCCGAGTGCGGCGAGGATCCGAGCTCGAGCCGCGGTCGTCCGGTGGATGTAGTTCATGGACTGCTTGACGTCCGCATGGCCCATGAGCCGAGCGATCTCGAACGGGTCGACCCCTGCCTCGGCCAGCCGGGTCGCGAACGAATGCCGCAGGTCGTACGGCGAACCGGGCGCCAGCTTGGCCTTCCGGACGGCCCGGCCGAGCACATCCCTGAACGAGGTCAAGGAGAGCGGCGCGCCGTTCGTCTGCCGCAACACCAGGTCCGACGGGCACTTCCTGCCGTTCGTGTGTGGGAGGCCGCACCCATCCTGAGCCGGGATCTCCTCTTCCCAGATGTCCAAGATCTCCAAAGCGCGGGTCGTCAGCGGGACCTCGCGGGCATCCTCGTCCTTCGGCACGGACTTGATCTTCTTGACGAGGTTCATGTACGTGTCGGCCACAAGGACCCATCCCGAAGGGCGCAGGATGCGATGCCTGTGAAGCCCGGCCAGCTCACCGGGACGTAGGCCGGTCTCGCGCATGAACTCGACGATTTCGCGGTGCCGCTTGTAGCGGAGGTGCGGCATGAAGGCTGCCACCTCTTCATCCTCGAAATGGCGGTGTGAGGTCTTGCCGACCGTCGGCAGCGTGATCTTCACGCAGGGACTGGCAGTCAACACGCTCGGCACGGCCGCGGTCATCGACGACCGGAAGAGCGAGTACACCCGGCCGATGTAGCCAGCCGAGTACGGCGTGCCTGCCTCGGTCTTCTTCTTGATCATGCCATTGACCCACGTCTGCACGTCCTGCTGCCCGATCTTCGCCATCTCGCTCTCACCCCACTGCGGGATGAGCTCACGGTCGCGGATGTAGGCCTCGGCCTTCTCGGTGGACTCCTCGATATCCCGGTCCGGCCACCACACCTCAACCCACTCGCCGTACTTGGTGTGTCCGGGCAGCGTCCCGGCCGCCGCGCTGGCGGTGCGCTTCGCCTTGACCTCCTCCTCGCGGGCGTCGGCCAGGGCGTCGCGCTTCCGGTCCCGGGTGGGGGTGTGCTGCTTCTTCCCGGCGGCGTCGTAGTAGACGCCGCGGTACCGGCCAGACGGGAGTTTTTCAGTAGTGGCCATTTGCTGATGGCCTTCCTGTCGGGTTGTGCCGCTTCAACTTCGAGCACTTCGACTCGCGGCACCTGCATCTTCGCGTGATACTGCCTGCGCTCATTCGTCCTGTTCTTCCTGTTGTCCGCCACTTTCCTGATCCTCTTGCACTAAAAGCGAGGCAAGTGCTCTGACCGCTTCCGGGGGAAGCATCCCCGCTGGGAACAAAAGGCCCCACTTTCCGTCCGCAAGCTCTGTCCAAGGCTCGGTGACAGCGTCATATGATTCCTGCTCTGGCGCGAAACCAATGGTGCCTTGTGCGACGTTAAGAAACTTGGATTCGAATTGTCTGACCGACTCGGCCTTTTCAAGCGCTTGTCGCGCTCCGGAGAGCTGTGCGAAGCTCAGCATGTTAAGTATGGCTAGAAACTTCTCATACAGTGCGCGATCCGGGTTGTCAGAATCAAGCGTTTGACAGTCGGCCTCTGTAGCCGCCTCCTGAAACCTGATCTTCAAGCGCACCGGCAAAGTCCGATAGTTTTCCCGATTTACCGGTACTAGCTGTCCGGATTCAGTCCGTACGCTAACCCCAGTTGGGGCCCGTCGGGACGCTGCGAGCATCGCTCTAGGGCTCTTGCCGGATTCTTCCCATACGCGAGTTGAGCCTGTCGAGATGCCGAAGATCTCGTCTGCTTTTTCTAGCAGCGCATCATTGAGGTCATACCCATTTTCCAGTTTGTCATACTCGTCAAGACTTAGGCCGGTCCTCTTTGCGGCCTCTTCACGGGTCCACTTCCTGGTCGTTCGAACTTCCGAGACTAGTCTCCCGACATCTTGATCGAAGCGGTCCTTGTCCCAGTCGCCCTGCATTTCTGCGATGTCGTTGCTGTCCCAAATTTCACGCAAGCCGGGATCTTCAGTAGGTGGAAGCGACCCGCGTTCCACGGCGAAAGCGCTTGTCCCGATCGGGAAACCAAGGAAGCGGTCCGCTGCGGCGTAACTCTTGGACTTGAGCGTCTGGCCTTGTTCGATACGTCTCCACGTCACATGACTAACGCCAGCCGCAGCCGCGGCCTCCTCCATCGTCAGCTCGCGTGAGAGCCGTGTGGCTCGCACGCGGCCTGCGAGCCAGTCGCGCATCAGCTGCTGTTCGTCAACGTCCACCCGCTCGATGGTGCCAGGAAGCGACAGGAAGCGCTAGTCGAAGTTTGACTGAATCGACAGGACGCGAAAGATCGGCCTCACCTGGGACGATCTTGCCGACCTTGTATCGATCAAGGTAACCGCCTGGTCACGGTAGGTGTCAGACTTGTGCTGCTTCCTGTCGTCATCTATCGTTCCCTCATGAATGATCGACAGGACGCGAAAGGTGGAGTCGTTGTTGACATCAACGGCCCCGCCCTGAGACACATCCGCGTGCTGACCGGCATCGGCTCCGCCGAACTCAGCACCAGCCTGGGCGTCAGCCGCGCATACATCAGCAAGATCGAATGCGGCTACAGCGCCCGCGTGAGCGGCGCCTTCTACGCCCGGCTCTGCGCGGAGTTGAACATCAAGGACCGCCGTGTCCTGATGGCCAACCCGAACGCCTCAGACGAGGCCGTGGCATGACCGTGAACACGCCGACTGACCCGGACAACTCGCCTTGGTTCCCGCACCCAGCTGCGGAAAATGGTGCCAGGTATGCGGGTGTGCATTACAAGACCCTCCTTGGCGCGCTGCAGCGCGGTGAGTGTCGGGGCTACCAGGCGGGCCCCCGTGGCCGGTGGCGCGTCCATCGTGACGACGTCGACAGGTGGCTTCGGGGCGAGCGGCCCAAGAGGGCGCTGCGGCGTACGTCATGAGCGCCGCCGAGATCAACCAGAAGAAGAACGGGGCGCCGCCTCCGGCAAAGAACGCGGCAACCCCGTTGACGAACACGAAGGAAGCGACCCACATGAACGTCATTGACAGTATGGCGCAGAGCGACGTGATCGCAAACGCGAACGGCACAATGCTGTCCGCCGAGGAGGCCATCAAGCTGGCAACCGCACCGGACATTGAGCGTCACGAGCCCGGCCCGGAGTGGGCATCGGTTGTCCCGCCGTACACCGCTTCGCCGGTGTGGCCGACGGACTTCACCCGGATCGTCGAGCACGAGATCGGTCAGGTCGCTGGCGTCCGCGTGTCGATCAGCCAGTTCCAGACGATCGACGAGGGCGTCCGGGGCGACGGCGAACCGATGATCACCATCAGCGCCGACTGCAAGAGCCTCACCTTCAGCGAGGGGCACGCGCTGCTCGGCTTCATGATCGCGGCCCAGAAGAAACTGGGCGAGATCACCGGCACCATCACCGCTGCGGTGACCCAGTGAACGCGCGCATCGACGACCCGACCAAGGCGGTCGGTGACCGCTTTCTGGAGTTGATGCGGGAGTACGACACACCAGGTATGTCCGACGAGGCTGGATGCTTGGCGGTCGTCCGGGCGTACGGGCAGATCGAAGCCGAGTTCGGCAAGCCCGCTGTCGACGAGTGGGGGCGGCGTTTGTTCGGTCGGCTTGACCCGGCTGAAGGTGCGGCGCTCCGAGAGGTCGAGCGCGCTTACCAGTTGCCGGACGTCCCTGCGCGGCGTTCTGCCATGGAAGCCCTGGTCGACGCCCCTGGCCTTGCGGGTGGCGTCGCTCGGCGATTCCTCGCGGAGGCTGTCTGATGAGCCGCGCATTCAAGCGTCGGAGTGACACGCCAGCGGCGGGGCTGACCGCTGGCGTGCTCGGCCTCGGCGGACTGGCGGTGCTGGTTGTCGCGGTCACGATCATCCGCTTCGGATGGATCGCCGTTGCCATGTCCGTTCTCGTTCTCGCGTTGCTGGGCGTCGAGATCTGGCTGCACGTCCGCCGGTCCCGCGCTCGGCGCGCTGGCCAGATCGGCTCGGTTGTGCCGACTTGCTTGGTCTGCCGACGTGAGTTTGACCCGGCCGACGGCACCTTCCCGTTGCCCGCTGGGCGATCAGGGGAAGTGGTGCACGTCCACGACGGTCAGTGCCTGCGCACAGCGGCGGAGCGTTGGGCGCGGCAGATGGTCGACGAGTTCGGCGTCGTCCCGGCGGTCGCCGCGGCGACGTTGCTCGGCGAGGCCGCGAGGCAGCCCAACTTCCAGAGCGTCTACGCCGCTGTGAACCGGCTCGCGACCGAGTCCGCGGGTGGTGGTCGCCGTGGGTGAGAACGAGCTTGACCTCTTCGCCGGTGCGGCCGACGGCCTCTTGCCCGAACACTTCGGACTCACCGAGGACGGCACAGCGTTCGTGTACGCGTTGCCCTTCGCGCGAGCCTGGGGGCATCAGGACGCGAACAAGGTGATCCGTCTTCTCGACGAGGACGAGTGGTCGCGCCACATTGTGGCGTCGGACGGAACGGTGATCACTGACCAGGTGATCCTCGAAGACGGCATCTGGGAATTGATCATGGTGTCCCGGAAGCCAGCGGCGAAGGCGATCAAGAAGCGGGTAAAGGCGATCCTCCGTCAACTCCGGGAGACCGGGCGCGTCGACGTGCGCCCGCTCGGTGACCCGCTCGACCAGCTCGAAGCCGAGACGCAGCGGACTGTCAGGGCTATCGCTGTGGCCCGGCAGGAGCGGGCACGGGCGGAGATCGCCGAGGCTCGTGCCAACAAGGCGGACGAGCGGGTCGAGGCGATCACCGGCGGCACAGGGCACACGCCAAGCGACTGGCGGGAGATGTTCCTGCTCACCCCACAGGGCGAGTTCTTCGAGCACCTGTACGCCCACGGCTACCTGATCGACCAGCGCAACACCCGGACCGTGCAGAAGAACGGCGTCGAGGTCGTCAAGGACGGCCCCGACCACGGCAAGCCCCGCGCGCCCAAGGGCGACCTCTACTTCAAGCAGGTCCCCACGGGCACCTACGGCGGCAAGGCCCGGTCACAGACCGTCGTCCGGCCGAACATGCACGAGGCGCTGTGCGACCGCCTGGTGTCCGAAGGGCTTATCGCCAATCCCTCTCGACCACGTCAGATCGGCGGTGCCGCATGACTAACCAGACCACCACCCAGTCGAAGACCGTCTGTCTCAACAGGGACGAGTTCGAGGGCGCCGCAGAAGCCCTGCGGTACTACATGAATGCGTTCAGCGCCCACCCGGATCCCCACGACGCCTACGGCCGTGGCGCCATCGGACGGTTCCTCGCGTCACCCGCTGGAAACGACGGGTACCCGTGGGTTCACATGTGGTACGGCAAGAACCACCAGCGCATCGCCGTCGGGGATGACGTCCGGTATTGGTCACCCAACGACGAGCCGGAGTACTCCGAGGCCGAAGTACTGGCCGTGAGCACATTCGCTGCCTACCTTCTGTGGGAGAACGGCTGCGAGTGGATCGTGTGGCCGATGGTTCACCGGATGGACCGGCTGCACACCGAGCCGGACTTCGACGCCACGCACTGGGTGCCGGTGGCCCGGCACATGGGCTACGACGTCCCTGCGGCAGACGCAGCCGAGTACGACCAGGACGTGGCGAAGCGTAAGCAGAACAAGGGCACACCTGGAACTGCATGCGCTCGCCTGACGGTGGTCCGTGATGGTGGCGATGCACAGTGACCACCTTTGACGAAGTGGTCGCCTCGACCCCGTGGCGCACCAACCTCCTGGTGGCCACTGTGGACGGCGTCAGGTTGTGGGTGCTGTCGGATGGTGACGTGGAGTGGGTGCTGCCCTTGCACTTCACCGATGACGACATGCAGCGCCTATGCGCGTGGATGAACGCTGTCACTGCCGCCAAGAAGGCGGGCCAGCCGCTCCCGGCATACGTGGACTACATGCGCCCGGACGCGCCACGCGTGCCGCTCACCGCGGACGAGCTGGCCGGGATTGTCGGCATGCCGCCGGACGGCGTGAACCTGCAGCAGCTGATCGACGCTCACGGCGGTGACCATGACTGACGTTCCACGTTCCGACGGCACCGTGATGCCCATGGTGCCGGTGAGCGCCGAACTGCTGTACCAGCTCAGCATCGCCGCGGGCGGCATGGCGTTCGCCGTGCTCGGCCGGATGACCGTCGGCGGCCCGCACGCCGAAGCGCGGGCCGATCACTACCACCAGCTCGGCGATCAGGTCGAGGCGGTGCTCACCGAGCACTGCCCGGGATGGCTAGAGCGCCGCGCCGACCAGGACTTGACCGGAGGCGGCCATGGCTGACGTCTTGCCGATCACTGTCCCGTCGCGGGCCGAGCTGTGGCGTCGGCTGCAGCTCGCCCGGTCGATCCTCGCTCAGCGGGAGTCCACACCGGACACCCACGTGCTGTTGCGGGTCCTCGACGGCGTACCGCTGGAAACCCTCGCGGAGGAGGCGGTACGTGGCGCCTGAAGCCAAGGCGTCGCAGGGATCCCGGCCGTCTGTCGTTCATCTGGCGGGCGGCCGAGGCAGTTCCACAGGGAAGAAAGGGCCAGTGGTGACGAGGTACTGGTGGGGCAACGCGCCGCGGGTCATCCTGCCGGTAGCGATCTTCCCGCAGCTCACTGTCGGGCTGCCAGCCGCACGGGTCTACGCCGCGATGGCCATGCGTGCGGACAACCGGTCTGGCTTGGTCGACTCGACGTTCGAGCAGATCGCCGAGGACGCGGGGATGACCCGGCGGCGGGCGGCTGAAGGCGTGGCGCTGCTGTTGGCTGCCGGGTGGGTGGAGCAGGTGCGCAAAGGGAACTCGCGGGTATCGTCCAAGTATCGGCTTCGTGTTGAGCCGGTCACTGTGGACAGTGTCGAAACCGACACCACCAATGGTGCTGACATCGACACTCTTAACGGTGCTGATTCCGACACGGTTAACGGTGTCGAAACCGGCACCACAGAAGAGGTTGGACAGTGTCGAAACCGGCACTTCGTGGTGTCGAAATCGACACCCCCTCTTGTCTCTCCTTCTTCCTCACCAACTACTTCTCTCGCCGACGGCGGGACGAACGACGCCGAACAGAGCCAGGACGACAGCACCCCGCCGTTGCTCGTCCTCGTCCCTGATCCAGTCGAACCACCCACCAAACCGGCCAAGAACGCGTACACCCCCGAGTTCGAGACCTTCTGGGTCGCGTACCCGAGGCGCGATGACGGCCGCCGCGGCAGCAAGTCCGCAGCGTTCGAGAACTGGAAGAAGGCCATCAAGACCGTCTCGCCGGAGACTCTCACCGCTGCCGTGGCCCAGTACGCCCGATCCAAGATCGTGCTGAACGGGTACGCGATGGACGCGAAGCGTTGGCTCAGCCCCCGAGAGAAGGGCTGGGAGGAGTTCACCGAAGACCTCGCCACAGTGGACCCGGTCGACACCTACGAGTCGCTGTACTCCGCCGCAGACGCCAAGGGTGCGGCCGACCTGATCCGCGAGCCCTACGCCGACCCGTCGCAGCACCCTTCCGATCCGACTCCGCGCGTGGAGTGGCTCCGTGCTCGTCGCCGCGACTTCATCGAAGCGCACGAGCAGGACATCCGTGCGGCACTCACGAAAGCAGTAGCTAGCCGATGATCGAGATCGACATTGAACCCGAGACCGATCCCCTCAACCCGGTGCTGTCCGAGCGGTTCCTCATCGGCGCCCTCGGCTCCATCCCGGGCCGGTTGGAGCGGGAACTTCAGACACTGCCCGGCGAAGCGTTCTACAACCCGCACTACGGACACGTGTGGGCCGCCGCAGCGGCGCTGCAGGAGCGCAACATCCCAATCGACCCCACCACCCTCGCCCGCCAGCTGGCGAGCACCCAGCAGTGGAACCAAGGCACCGAGACCGCCATCAACAGCGTCATGCTCGCGCCCCGTAACCCGGGGCCTCTCGACTGGCACGTTGGGATCGTGCGCGAGTACCACGGACGCCGCCAGCTGGTGAAGTTCGCCGTGAAGGCACGCCAGATCGCGATGCAGGGCGATCTCGACACGAGTGCCTCCGACCTGCTCGGCGTCATCCACACCGAACTGGAGAAGCTCGAGCAGCGGTACGACCATGGGGACGAGGGGCCGAAGTCCTGGTCGCGCTTGGTGACCGAATGGGACGCCATGATCGCCACCGGCGGGCGGCTGCATCCCGCCTTCGTCACGCCCTGGCCGAACTTCAACGAAGCCCTCGGCGGAGGCCTGCGCGCCGGAAGGTTCTACGTGTGGGCGGGCAGGCCAGGGCAGGGCAAGAGCACTGCGGCGTTCAACCTGGCCGGCCACTTCGGCGCGCACGGCGTGCCCTCGCTGTTCGTGTCGGCCGAGATGACCGACCTCGACGTGGCCAGCCGGGTGATCTCCCGCAGCGCGGGAATCAGCATGGACAGCATCTCCCGGTACAGCCTCGACCAGGTCACGAAGAACCGACTGAAAGCGTGGCGAGAGCAGTGTCCCGACCTGGCGCTGTGGGTGGAGTCGCGGCCGACCGCCCTGCCCGCCATCAAGACTCTCGCCCGCCGGTTCAAACGCCGCCACGGGCTCGCCGTCCTGTTTGTCGACTATCTCCAACTGGTTCGCAGTGGCGGAACGAAGTGGGGGAACCGAGAGCAAGAGGTCGCCCACATCAGCCGCGAGCTGAAGGCCTTGGCGCTCGAGCTGGACATCGCCGTCGTCGCACCCGTCCAGCTCAACCGCGCGTCAACCGGCCGAGCCGACGGGAAGCCCATGCTGTCCGACCTTCGCGAGTCCGGGCAGATCGAACAGGACGCCGACGTCGTGGTCCTTCTGCATCATCCGGAGGAGGAGTACAAGGACGAAAAGACCGGCAAGACCTACCGGGACCGCACCGGCGAAGTCACGTTCATCATCGCCAAGAACCGGCACGGCGCGTGCATCGACATCCCGCTGAACTGGAATCCGGGGTTCGCCACCATCGACCCCTATCGGCCGCCGGGGGTGTGGAATGCCTCCTGAGCCAGTCAGCGGCGACACCTGGCGCTGGATGGGCCGGGTCATCGACCTGAACGACCCAGAAGGCACCTACCCGCCGAACATCCGAGCCACGATCCTCGCCACCCGCGACGCCAGCACACCAGAGGACGAAGACCTCGCGGCCTGGCTCGCGTGGATCACTGAGGAACACCCGCCGTGGGACTTCGGGACCGAAGGCGGCTGCCACGCGTGCGGAACAACCACGTGGTGCGCGGAGCAGGACCGCGCCCACCACCTTGCGACGCGGTGGCTGACCGAGAAGGCGTGGCAGCTCGTTCAGCGATCCCGCCAACGCCTGGCCGAGTTCGACCAGCGTCGCAAAGCGGAGAGGACAACATCATGAGCCTGGCTATTGACGTCGACGAGATCACCGCTGTCCTGCTCGCTGACGGTTGGCACACCGTGGCCAACAAGTCGTTCACCCTTGACTCGTACGAATTCGTCTGGCGAGACAGCACCATGCACGGTGGCGGCCAAAGCGGCGTTTGCTCTGCCGGATTCGAGTTCACCGACGACAGCGGGGCGATGCTCTCAGGCCCGCTCACGGCTGTCCTGGCGGTTCGCCGTAGGGGGAACGCGCCATGACGAACGCTGAAGCCGTCCGCTCGGCCGCAATCGCTCTCGGCGCCTCACCGGACGAGGTCGACGAACTGACCGACGCCGAGGCCACGCTGACCCGGCAAGAGGCTGAGCGCGCTCTCGGAGGGACACCGCCCGTCGCAAACCCGTTCTCCGTGGGCGTCATGCCCCCTCGGCCACGTCAGGGCCAGCGTCGCGTATCCCGCGAAGTCGCGGCACGGCAACTGGGTGAGCCGACCTTCCGGGAACAACAGCGCGCCTGGTTCATTGCTGGCCTGTGGCGGTCACGAATGCTGATCAGATTCCAGACTAGGGCCGGTCGTGAGGAGCTGGTCAAACTCTTGGAGGCCGGGCTGAGCGGTACGGAAACCGAAGTACCGCAGCACATCACCGAAGCCATCGAGCGCGCCCAGCAGGGCGACCGGTCGAAGCCGGCCGACTGCCAGACGCTGATGAACGTCGCCCACGCCCGTCAGGTGTACGCAGCGATCGTCCAGCAGCTCAAGGACAAGGGGGAACTTCCGTGACGGTGGACCATCGCTGCTACCGGGGTTCTCGCTGCTCGGCGTGGGAACGTGTCGACAACGACAAGCTCGGCGCCCAGATCCCCGCGTCTCGTGGCCTCTGCGACTCCTGCGCCCGCCACGTGTCCAACGCTGTCGCTGACCTGCCGGGCGACTATGTCCAACTCGAACTCGCGATCGCCCGACAGTACGGCGGTGGCGGCGAGCCTGTGTCCGGCAGCAGGGATCGGCCGATCCCGATCAGTGTCCACATCGAAGCGCTACAGCGGCTGTTGCCGTTCGAGACCTCGGTATGGGCCGAGCAAGTGGCCGGCCTGATCGGGGTCACGTGGGACTCGACTGTGATGGATCGGCACGCCCGTCCCGGGTGGGTCCTCCAACGCGCGGTCGGCATCCTGGGCGGCAACATCTCCGCGTTCCTCGCGCTGCAGCCAACCGCTCGCCAGGTGTGGAGCTCGAGCGGCGACGCGGTCAGGTTCGAGGAGCAATCTGGTCTGGAAGGCGCCATTACCCTGCTGGACCTGCATCACCGCACCCGAGCCGTGATCGGGGTCCGGAAGTTGGTGCACAGGCTGACCGTCCCGTGTCCTCGCTGCGACACACAAGCCCTGGAACGGGCAGACGGAGACGACAACATCGACTGCCGAGCCTGCGCCCGCCGGTACACATGGGACGAGTATCAAAAGCTCTGCACGCTCTTGGCGCGGTCCCGGGAGGCTTCGTGATCAAACCGAGGTTGTGGCCACGCGCGGGAGACTCACCAGCCGTGCGCGCACGGCAGATAGCCCGTGAGTACCGCGAAGCTCTGGCTGCGATCGACCCGGAACGGTGCGCGGTGCTCGACTCCGCAGCCGAAGCCCTTGGTGAGGGATGGGTCACCCCACGACCGAACACGCACACCGACGGCGACTACCTGTCTACTAAGGAGCTCGCGGAGGTCCTCGGCGAGAAACCAGGGACGGTTGACCAGTGGTGGCGCCGCGGCCACATCACCAAACACGACGACGGATTCCTGCTCGACGAGGTGACCCGCGAGCTGCAAATCTGGCGAGCATCCCCGCAGCAAACACGCCGATGGTGACGCGGCGTAGCACGTAACGGCTTGTCGAATGTAGGATCATCTGCAGCAGGCGAAGTGTGCCCGCAGGCATGAGTGAGGGCCAGCGGTGAAGTGAAACCCAAAGGTCATCAGCCCTCGCTCACCGCTTGCGACCCTTGATGCCGTCGCCCGCTACTAGAGCTGCCTCCCCGGCAGAACCGACGCACCGCACGGGGTGTGGTCGCGTCGATCACCTCCGGTTGTCCGGTCCCGCCCGTCAGTCCTCCCAGCCTGGCTGCGTCCTCTTCGTAGGCCGTACGGGACCGGACGCCTTCACTAACCAGCTTCGAGTATTCGGGGTACTCGCCGTCCTCAAGGTGGTTCCGCCATGGACGCTCGTACCCGCTGGACCGTTCTTACGTCAGCGTTTGCCACTGGCCTGGTCGTTCTCGAAGCCCACGCCCTCCGCGAACCCCTGACGGACGAGAAACCCTCCGCCACGTACTCCGCGTGGTGGCGGTGGCTCCTCGGCCTCCAACCAGTCCACAAACGCAGGTGGATAGCGGCCGGCCTGTTCGCCGCGTTCTGGGCTTGGTTCGTGGCGCACGTCGTGTTCTCGGTTGGCCCGAACGATCTTCCGAGACGGAGGCGACCATGAGCCTGGACGACCTCCCACGCTTTCGTGAAGAAGCGCACGCACTGGCCAAGGACATTCACGAGCTCGACATCGACCGGCTCGCTGCTGAGGCCCGGTTCTCGGAGCGTCTCGCTGTCCTGTCCGGCCGGGCCAACGATCTCGCGGTGAAGCTGCAGAACTGGAACCCGACAGAGCCCCCGACTCCCACGCCGACGCGCCCGGTAGTCCGCATGGCCAGGGCCATCTACAACGACCCGGACATCGACGGCCGCTGGGCGCGACAGATCGTGCAGGGCCAGCCGGAGACGGTGAAGCGCATCCCAGCGTTGAAGCAGGCTGGCGCTGAGGAGATCCTCCGGTACACATTCCCATTGACGTGGACAGATCACCCGCACGCCGCGTACCGCATGGGCGCCGACCCAGCCGCATTCAACCCAGCCTGGCTCGCGACACGGAGCGGCAGCAGGATCCGGTCAACCAAGTTCGACGCCGGCGACGGCTTCGGTCACTACCTGATCGACGTCGGCCTCACCGCCTACCAGCAGGCCTCAGCCCAGTGGCTGATCCGCAAGTGCCAGACCGAGGGCTACACCGGTATCTACCTGGACGAGATCAACGAGTTCCAGGCCTACGCCGGGTACACGATCCCCAGCAACTACGCGAACGACTACCGGTTCCAGATCGCGCAGCTCGCCTACATCAGGTACGTCGCTGCCGAGCTGAAGAACGCTGGCCTGTCCTGCCACGTCAACCTCGCGTCAAACGCGACAGCGTGGCGGCAACACGTCGCCGACGCCTGCGACGGGGTGGAGATCGAGTTCTTCGTCGTCCAGTACACGGTGAACTCGCTGGACGCCTGGCACGTCGCCAACCTCAGTAACGGGGTGTGGAAGGAACAACTCGACTGGGTGGCGGCGAACGAAGCCCGCGGCCACTCCACCATGTGCCAAGCCGACGCCCGCAACGAGAACGAAGTCCGCTACGCACTCGCGTCCATGCTTCTCGTCACCGAAGGCAACGGGGTGTTCGCCGCGACGAAGGGCGGTTATGGCACGGGCTCAGCGTGGTGGACAGCGGACATGGCCAACGCCCAGAAGCTGGGCCAACCTATGGGCGCAAAGCGCACCACACCGGACGGCTTGCACGTCCGAGACTTCGAACAAGGCAGCGTCGCGGTCAACCCCTCGACCAAGCCGATCAACACACTGCCGGCCACATCCGGCCTGATCGAACTGAGGTGAAGCATGGCTGACCAGCTGACCGTGTCCCTGCACGTCGGCGAGGACCAGCTCACCACCCGCAGCTACACCACCAGCTGTGCACCGATGTGGACACAGGCCGGCGTCGACCTCGAGGCGTACGACGGCAGCCGCGCCATCCACGCCCTACCCGACCTTCAGAACGCGGTCGAGGCGATGAAGGCCGACCCAGCAACGTACGAGGCGCTGAACCCCACGGACGGCAGCGGCGACTACACCGGATGCCTCGGGTTCCTCGAAGGCCTGGTCGACGACTGCAACCGTCACCCCAAGGCCGTCACCACCGCGACCATCATCGCAGGCCAGTAGGACGTGAGCTATGGCCGAGGTCAGCCTTCCCGTTTACGTCCACACCGGAGAGACCGAACTACAGCTCGGCGTCCTCGTCGTTGACCCTGACGTGTCGGCAACGGTCAACCTGGACCCGAGTGCCCTGCTCACCGCACGGCAGACCATCAAGCCTGAGCCTGACCCGGAGGACTGAGAGCCATGGCCCGCACTGCTCGCACCCCGATCACCGCCGCATTCGCTGGCACCACGATCACGCCGTTCAACGCCACGGCAGACGGCGAGTCGTGGGTCTACAGCGGCGGCAAGACCAAGCTGGTCGTCATCAACGGCAGCGGCGGCAGCATCAACGTCACCCTGCCCACGCCATCCACCAAGACCACAGCCGACGGACTCGACATCCCCGACCGGGTCGTCGCTGTCGCCGCCGGAGCAACGAAGATCATCCGCGAGAGCGAGAGCGCACTGCGCGACGACGGCACGGTCTGGGTCGACTGGTCCGCCACCACCACGATCACCGCCTACCTGCTGCAGGACTGATGTGCCCACCAGTCGCAAGCCCTGCTCGTGGCCAGGATGCGAGGAGCTCGTAGCCAAGGGCAGATGCCCAGCACACCAGAGCAAGGCAGAGCGACAGCGTGGCAGCGGAACAGACCGTGGATCAACAGCACGATGGCAACGGTTCAGTGAGTGGTACCTCGCCACCCATCCACTGTGTGTCGGCTGGCCGACCGGACCATGCGGCGCCAAGGCAACACAGCCTGACCACATCGACGGGTGCGGACGGAACGGACCACGCGCCTACGACCTCACCAACCTCCGCCCCCTATGTAAACCGTGCCACTCACGACGCACCGCCCACGACCAACCCGGTGGGTGGCATGCCAACCGATAAGTCACTCTTAGTGACTGCCCTGCACTGGGGGATGACCCCCTGACCTGCACTCGCCCAGCCCGCCCATGAGGTAAATGGCTGGCTGCGCAGGTTTGACACTTTGCGCGACTACAGAGTGTGTGAGGTGAGTGATGGCTCCTGGTCCTCACCGTAAGCCCGCTCTGCAGGTGGTCCGCGAGGGCAACCCGGGCAAGCGTCCGATCAAGCCGGGTGTGGTGCTGCCGTCGGCGGAACTGGTCGAGCCGGACTGGTGGGAGACGTTCCCGAACGTGGACAACCCGCGGCTGCAGAAGATGGTCGAGCGGTGCCGGATGATCGCGAGCCGGGAGTGGCAGACGGTTGTGCCGGTGCTGAAGCACACGGCAGGTTTGGCTGCGGTGGACGCGACCGCGCTGCATGACTACTGCGTGGTTGTCGCCCGGATCGACCAGTGCGAGCGGGCGCTGGCCACCGAGGGCCTATTGATGGCCGGTGAGCGTGGGATGCAGAAGAACGGGCACACCACGATCGTCGCCCAGTACCGGACGCAGCGGAACACGTACCTGGGTCACTTCGGTCTGACTCCGTCGGCGCGGGCGGGCATGACTCCGCCGGGCGGCGACGATGACGACGACAATCCCTTCGACTGACCTCCCGGTCCCACGGGAGGCGCTGCTCGAGCTCGGCCTGACCGAGGAGCAGATCGCCGAGGCGGAGGCGTCGCGGCCGTTGACGCTGGCGTTCCAGGCCAATGAGCAGCCGAACGCCTACTTCGACGTCGAGCGGGTGAAGAAGGCGCTCAAGGCGCTGGCCCAGTTCAAGCACACCAAGGGCCGCTGGGCCGGGAAGCCCATGACGATCGCCGGGGGCGGGCTCGCGCCGTGGCAAGTCGTGTGGGTGATCGCCCCGGTCTTCGGCTGGGTGTACTTCGACGAGGAGGCCGACGCCGTTGTTCGGGTGGTCCGGGCGGTGTGGGTCGAGGTGCCACGCAAGAACGGCAAGAGCACCGTCTCGTCGGGCATCGCGAACATCCTGCTGCTCGCCGACGGCGAGATGGGCGCCGAGGTGTACGCCGCGGCTGGGTCGCTGGACCAGGCGAAGCGGGTGTTCGACGACGCCAAGCGGATGTGCTTGACGTCGAAGCACGCCAGGTCGAAGGTCCGGGCGCTGGCCGAGGTCATCTCGGTGCCTCACACCGGCGGCGTGTTCCGGGCGCTGTCGAAGATCGCCGAGGTCGCGCACGGCCTGAACGTGCACGGCGGTGTCGTGGACGAGGTGCACGTCTACAAGTCGCGGCACCTGGTCGACGCGATCGAGACCGGCACGGGTGCCCGTGCACAGCCGCTGATCATCTTCATCACGACGGCGGACGAGGCCACCGAGGGCTCGATCTACGACGAGAAGCACAGCTACACCCGGAAGGTCGCCGACCGGGTGGTGTTGGATCCGTCGCACTACGGCGTGATCTGGGCGGCCGAGGACACCGACGATCCGTTCGCTGAGGAGACGTGGCGCAAGGCCAATCCTGGCCTCGGTGTGTCGCCGAGCCTGACGTACATCCGCAAGGAAGCCAACAAGGCACAGACCACCCCGTCGTACTTCCCGACGTTCTGCCGGCTGCACCTCAACCGGCGGATGCGGGACACCTCGCGGCTGATCGATCTGAACCAGTGGGACGGCACCGCCGGCATGACCGACCTCGCCCGGCTGGCTGGTCGGCGCGCGTGGGGTGGGCTGGACCTGTCGGCGGTGAGCGACTTCACCGCCTGGTGGATGGGTGTCGAGTCCTGGCAGGCCGGTGTCGAGCTGGAGATGTTCTGGCGGTTCTACGTACCGGCGGACCGGGTCGACGACCTCGCCCGGCAGCTGCAGGTGCCGTTGAAGCAGTGGATCAAAGAAGGCTTCGTGAAGGCCACCGAGGGCAACGTCATCGACTACTCGGTGATCAAGGCCGACGCGTTGGTCGACTGCAAGCGGGTGGACATGCAGCGCATCAGCTACGACCGGATGTTCGCCGGTCAGATGGTGCAAGAGCTGGACGCGGAGCTGAAGGGCGTCGAGATGGCGCCCGTAGCGCAGACGTTCCTCGGCACCTCACCGGCGATCAAGGAGATGCAGCGGTTGCTTGGCAAGTCCGGCCAGCAGGACGGGCCCGGCCGGATCCGCCACGGCGGTAACCCGGTCGCCCGATGGATGGCCTCGGTGGTCGAGGTCAAGAACGACGGCCAGGACAACCTTCGCCTGGTGAAACCGGACCGGCAGAAGGCGCAGGCCCGGATCGACGGAATATCGGCCTGTGTGAACGGCCTGGACGGGTATCTGCGTCGGCCGAAGCAGAAGAAGTACCAAGCCCATACCGCCTGAGAGGAGACCCCCGTGCCGGTGACTCTCGCTCAGGCCACGGAGATGACCGAGAAGCTCGCCAAGGTCATCAAGAGGCGACAGCCCGAGGTTGAGCAGAACCGGGACTACTACGAGGGCGAGCAGAAGCTGAGGTTCTCCTCGCCGCAGTACCGCGACTACTTCGCCGACCGGTACGAGAAGTTCTCGGACAACTGGGTCGGCATCGTCGCCGACTCGCCGACCGAACGGCTCGACCCGATCGGTATCCGGCTGGCCGGTGAGGAAGAGGTCGACAAGGACCTCTGGAATGTGTGGCTGGCCAACGACGCGGACGCCGAGGTCGGGCTGGCCATGTTGGACGCGATCACCTGCCGCAGGTCGTTCGCGTTCGTGTGGGGCAACGACGACGACCCAGAGAAACCGTTCATCACGTTCGAGTCAGCCACCGAGGCCGCAGTTGCGTATGAGCCGGGGTCACGCACCAAACGCAAGGCGTACTTGAAGACCTTTGTGGATGACGACGTGGAGCGGGCGTCGCTCTATACGCATGACGAAGTGTGGCGGTTCCACCGCGCGGCGACGCGCAGGGGCTCCAAGCTGATCGTCGTTGGTGACATCGGCGTCGGCGGCTGGCAGCTCACCGAGGATGGCGAGCCGAACCCAAAGCCGAACCCGCTTGGCGTGCCACCGGGCGTTGAACTGCCGAACCGGCCGTTGCTCGCGCGAGACCCGATCTCGGATGTTACCGGTGTGATGGCCATGCAGGACGCGATCAATCTGCTGTGGTCGCAGCTGTTCGTGGCTGCGGACTTCGCGAGCTTCCCGCAGCGGGTGATCCTCGGCATGGAGCGCCCCATGCTGCCGATTCTCAACGAGAACGGGGAGAAGGTCGGCGAGCAGCCGATCGACCTCCGGAAGTTCGCGGTCGATCGGGTGGTGTGGCTCGAGGACCCGAGCGCGAAGGTCGACCAGTGGGAAGCCGCACGGCTGGACGTCTACACCGACGTGGTCGAGGTCGCCGTGGGGCACGTGGCGGCGCAAACCCGCACCCCGCAGCACTACCTGATCGGGAAGATGGCCAACCTCTCCGCTGAGGCGCTGGTGGCGGCCGAGACCGGCTTGGTGAAGCGCACCGAGGAGAAACAGCTCTACTTCGGACGCGCGATTCGGGAGGTCTTCCGGCTCGTCGCGCTGGCGCAGGGAAACAAGAGCAAGGCCGGCGCGATCGCCACTGGCGCGGTGCGTTGGAAGGACGCGCAGTCCCGCAGCGAAGCTCAGTTGGTGGACGCGTTGGTGAAGCTGCAGACGCTCGGGTTCCCGTTCGAATGGCTGGCGGAGCGGCTTGGCCTCACCCCGCCGGAGATCGACCGCGTGATGGCCATGCGCGACAAGGCATCGGAAGCCGTGCTGGGCAACCCAGCCGCGCTGATCGGCGCGAAGCTAGGCCAGGAGGATGTCGATGCAGACAGGGCTGGAGGCGCTGGTCAACCAGCACTACCACTCGTCGGCGCGGCTGGCTCGGCTAACGGCCGAGCGGACAACTGACCTGTGGCGATCGGTCGACTCGTCGGACATCCGTGGCAGCTACAGCGCGATCCTTCCGAGCGTGCTCGCGGCCGTCACGGCTGGCCAGTTGCTCGCCGCGATCCACGCGACGGACTACGTCACCGCGGCCATGTCGGCGCAGGGCGTTGGTTCAGTGGACGTGTCGCTCGTCGATGCGGCCATGCTCGCCGGTGTCGCCTCTGACGGCCGGAGCCTGGCGACGGCGTTGCTGGCGCCGCAAGTGGCTGTCCTGCAAGGCCTCGCGGCTGGCTTTGAGCCGAGCCTGGCGTTGGCCCGTGGCGCGGTCGCGCTGGTTCGGTTGGTGGCAACTCAGGTGGCGGACGCCGGACGGGTCGGTGACGGGCTGGCGGTTGTCGCCGACCCGCGGTGCCGCGGCTACTACCGGCGGCTCACACCGCCCGCGTGCTCGAGGTGTGTCGTGTTGGCGGGGAAGTTCTTCGCCGACAATGCCGGGTTCGATCGGCATCCGCAGTGCGACTGTCGGCACGTGCCGGTGAGCAAGGCGGACCGGTCGATGGCATTCGACGGCAAGGCCTACTTCGAGTCACTACCGGCCAGAGAGCAGGATCGGGTGTTCGGAGCGGACGGTGCGCAGGCGATCCGTGACGGCGCGAACCTCGGCCAGGTGGTGAACGCCCGCCGCGGCGTCGCCACGGCGTCGATCGGTGGCCGGCAGGTGCTCACCACGACCGAGGGTGTCTCCAAGCGCGGCTGGTATGGCTACGTCCAACGCGCGCTCGGCGGTGAGTTCGAGAAAACCCCGTCATCGCGGTATCAGCGGACGCGCAAGCCACGGTTGATGCCGGAGCAGATCTACGCGCTCGGTCGCGAGTTCGGTTGGGACCGTGCCGAGTTGCTGCGCCAGTTGGGCCGCAACGGCTACCTGACGGACGGCCAGTCCGAAGGTCCGCACCCGTTGGCGCGGATCGCGGCCGATGTTCTGCGCGTGCCCACGGCCGCCTAAGACCCCCGATTCCGCAAGGGGATCGGACTTTCCCGCAATGGGAGCACCACAGTGGACAACGACGACCAGATCGACGACACCTCGACTGAAGAAACTGAAGTCGAGGAGACCGAAACCGACACCGACACCGACGCCGACGACGGCGCCGAGGACCTTGGCGACAAGGGCAAGCGGGCCCTGGACGCGATGAAGGGTGAGCGCAACGCCGCCCGGAAGCAGCTCCGCGAGACTGTGAACCTGCTCGCCACCGCGCTGGGCAAGACACCGGATCAGGTCCGGGCGATGCTCAAGGACGGCCAGCTCGAACTGCCCGGCAAGAAAACAACCGACGACAGTGCCGACGGCGATGTCGACGTCGACCAGATCCGGGCGGACGCACAGCGCACGGCTGACGCGAAGGCCAACCGTCGCATCGTGCTCGCCGAGCTCAAGGCGGCTGCCGCCGGGAAGCTCGCCGACCCGGCCGACGCTTCGGTGTTCATCAACGCCGACGAGTTCGAAGTGGACGAGCACGGCAACGTCGATCCCGACGAGCTCGCCGACGCGATCAGCGACCTGCTGACGAAGAAGCCTCACCTGGCGGCCAAGCAGGCAACGAAGTTCGGGTCGCACGACGGCGGGCCGCGCAACGGCGGCAAGAAATCCCTCAGCGAGCAGATCGCCGAGGCGCAGAAGGCCGGGAACCACCGGCTCGCGATCTCCCTGAAGAACCAGCTTCTCGCCGAGCAGGCGTCGAAGCAGTAGTAGGGCCCTCGTGCCCTGAGATGAAAGGAGACACCAGCGATGGCTGGTATCACCGCGCTGGGCACGACCTACAATCTGCCCAACTACACCGGCGAACTGATCGGGCTGACCCCGGCCGACACGCCGTTCCTGTCCGCGATCGGTGGTCTCACCGGCGGCGGTCAGACCGAGTCGACCGAGTTCGAATGGCAGACTTACGATCTGCGGGCCGCGGGCCAGAACACCGCGCTCGAAGGTGCGGACGCCCCGTCCATCCAGAACCGGGTCCGGGCGAACGTCACGAACGTCTGCCAGATCCACCAGGAAGCCCTGGGTGTCACGTACACCAAGCAGGCCGCGACTCAGCAGAAGTCCGGTAGCAACAACGCCGAGCGCAACCCGGTGTCGTCCGAACTGGACTGGCAGGTCGAGCAGATGCTCAAGCAGGTCGCTCGTGACGTCAACTACTCGTTCCTGCAGGGCACGTACCAGAAGCCGGTCGACAACACCACGGCTCGCAAGACCCGCGGGCTGTTGCAGGCGATCACGACGAACGTGGTCAACGGTGGCACCGCGCTCGGCTCGGCCACCACGTCGGCCACGAACGACACCTTCACCATCTCCTCGCACGGCTTGGTCGCCAACGACCAGGTGGTGCTCGACACCATCGTGACCACCACCGGCGTCACCGCAGGCACCGTCTACTACGTCGTGACCACCACGACGAACACGTTCAAGGTGGCAGCCACCAAGGGCGGCGCGGCGATCGACCTCACCGGCGGTGACGGCACGGCGAACGTGACCAAGCTGAACGTAATCACCAAGGACCGGGCGGTCGACCTGCTGCAGATGGTGTACGACAACGGTGGTATCCAGGAGTCGGAGACCGCCACGCTCGTCACCAACTCGGTCGGTAAGCGAGGCCTGACGAAGGCGTTCATCACCGACTCCAACTACCAGGAGTCGAACCGGAACGTCGGCGGCGTCAACGTGACGACCATCGAAACCGACTTCGGCACGCTGAACGTCATGCTGGACCGGCACATGCCGCAGGGAACGATCGCGGTGGCGTCGCTCGAGCAGTGCATGCCGGTGTTCCTGGAGGTGCCCAGCAAGGGGCACATGTTCGTCGAGCCGCTGGCGAAGACCGGCGCTCAGGACAAGGCACAGATCTACGGCGAGGTCGGCTTGGCGTACGGCAACGAGCGCGCGCACGGCAAGATCACGAACCTGATCATCGCCCTCTGAGTAGTAGTCAACGGGCAGGAGGTCGGCCATGAGCTTTCCAACCTTGGCGGTCGTGGCCGACCTCGAGGCCTACCTGAAACGGTCGTTGGACGCGGCCGAAACCAACCAGGCGCAGCTGATGCTTGCTGCGGCGAGCGCGGTGATCCGCGAAGAAACGGGCCAAGTGTTCTCGCGGGCGACCAGCACGTTCAAGCTGGTCATCAACCCGTACGACGAGTGGGTGACGCTGCCGCAGCAGCCGGTCATCTCGGTCGCTTCTGTGTTGCTCAACGGTTCCGCCCTCACGGACTGGACCGCGGTCAACGGCCGGATCTACCGGGCCTGTGGATGGTTCCCGCTCAACACGGGCGCCATCTTGACGCCGCCACCGACCTTGACGATCACCTGCACACATGGCTATGCCACTGTTCCGGACGACGCCAAGCTCGCGACCGTTCTGCTGGTGAACGCGGCCATGAACGGCGACGTCCCCGTTCGCAGCGAACAAATCGGCGACTACTCGATCACCTACGCCGACATCGAGCCGGGCAGTCACCTTGGCCTCACGGTCGAGGCGTTGAAGGCTCGCTACCGCGTCGGCCGGTCCAGCACGGTCGGTGTCGGCAACAGTTGGAGGTAACCGTGTCTCAACACACGGTCTGGTCCAAATTCGACGGTCAGCCGTTCCCGCCGTGCGGTCCGGTCGAGCGCGCGGCGCTGCTGGCCGAGGGGCATCTGTCACAACCGCCTGAGGAGGTGGCTGATGCTGACACGGCTGTTGACGCAGGCGGCGGAGATCTTCCGACCAACGAAGACGACGGATCGGCACCGGAACCAACAGGACCAGTGGCCAGCGACACCGACGGCGACGTACCCGTGCCGCCTGCAACTCGTCACCGGAACCGAGGACAGCGACGGTCGTGACCTCTCAATCGGCCAATGGAAGCTGTACCTTCCCGCCGACGCAGTGATCTCCGACAAAGACCGAGTCCGCGTCGGGACTGAAGTATTTGAAGTGACCGCCGTGTACCCGGTCGAGTCTCCGCGAGTCGGCGCGGCGCATCACCTGCAGTGCACGCTCACCACCTACTCGGGAGGTGTCGCGTCGTGACCAGTTCACGTTTCGAGATCAACCCGGGCGCGATCGAGGCCATCCTGCGTGGCCCGCAGTCGCAAGCGCAGAAGAAGCGGCAGGCCGAGAAGATCGCCGACGCGTGGCGCGGCAACATCAACGACATCACCGGCGCTACGGACCGGTCGATCGACGTGGAGCAGCAAGGCTTCGAGGTCACGGTCGCCGCAGACTCCTCACGCGATCCCGAGTCGGCGTGGGTGTACTTGGAGTGGGGCACGTCGAAGATGCGCGCTCAGGCTCCCGGCCGGCGCGCGATCCGCAGGCGGTAGACGGTGACGCAGTGGCCAGTCGTCGTGATGCCGGATCCGACGCAACTGCTGATCGACCTGCTCTCGGCGCACCCGTCGCTGCCAGTGACCCTCTCCGGCAAGGTCAGTTCGGAACTGCCAGAGGACTTCCCGAAAGGCCTGCCGCGGCTACAGGTGCGCGCCGTGCCGGGTGCCGGGTCGCGGCCGGTCCCGATCCGCGTGGGGCAGACCGCGTTCGACATCCAGTCGTACGCGGCCACTGTGGACCAGGCCGAGCAGAACGCACGCACCGTCGCGGCGATCGTCCAGTCGCTCATCGGCAAATCCACCGCCAACGGCGGGGTTGTCGATGTGGAGGTGACCGAGCCGTTTCCGCTCCCGGATGTGACGACTGCTGAGCGCTGGAACATTCCCGCGGTCGTCACCTACCGCCCCCTCTAGAAGTCCGGTCAGGACGATCGGCATTTCCCTGGTAAACAAGGAGAATCGCTATGCCTCCGAGCACAGCCAATCTGCTGATCGGCAAGATCGGCGACGCCATGATCGCCCCGTACGGGACGACCCCACCGTTCACGATCCCTCCGTCGGGCTCGTTCGACATCGCCGCTGCGGTGCTGCCGGGCGCGTGGACGGCCGCGAACCTCGGCTACCTGCACGAGGACGACACACCCGAGTTCGGTTTCGACATCAACACCACGAACATCACCGCGTGGCAGGCCAACGGAACCATCCTCCGGACCAGCATGAACTCCAAGGTGCGCAGCGTGAAATTCAGCTGCCGCGAGTTCAACCGCAGGACATGGGGCCTGCAGGAGCCGGGCACGGTGTGGACCGCCGGGGCGAACGGCTCATACTCGGGCGCGATCCCAGCCAGCGGCGGCAACCCGCCGAAGGCGATCCTGTTGGAGATCTACGACCTCGACCCGGGCTACAAGGTCTGGTGGTACGTGCCGCGCTGCACCATCGCGTCGATCGGCGCGTTCAAGGCCGGACCGACCGACACGTTCAACGCCCAGTTCACGCTGAACTTCGAGGCCGTCAACACCACTGACCCGCTGTACTACGTGGTCGGCAACCACCCGGGCCTCGCTGCCTGATCCCCGGGGCGCGTCCGCTGTGCGGCCGGCGCGCCCCGGTCTCTCCTTGCCGCACAAGCCGCACGAAAGAGAGCCGCACATGCCTGTCAGCAGCGCACCCAAGAAGAAGGCAGCGACCAAACGGAAGTCGCCATCGGTCAAACCGGTGGCCGAGAACGCCGTCGAAGCCGAGGCGAGGAACGGGGTCCTCCCGTTCACGTGGCGAGGGATCGAGATCCTCGTTGACCCGGTGGCGATCGAGTACGGTCGCGGTGCATTCGCGCTTCGCCGGGTCGGCAACGAAGCACTACCGATCATGACGCGGGTGAACGCCGCATTGGATGTGTTCGAAGCGGCGATCGGCCAGGATCAGCTCGCCGCCGTCGTCGACGTGGCGCCGCGCCTGTTCGATGACACTGAGACTCTTCAGAGCTTTTGGGGTGCGTTCACCGAGGCACTGCACGGCGCCGAACCGGGGGAATCCTCGGCCTCCTGAGGCTCCTTGACGACAAGGAGATTCGGGAGGCTATCGAGTACGACCTGCTCACCATCGGGATCGACCTCGGTGACCTCTACACCAGTCAGCTGACCATCCGTCGATTCCGGGTTCTGATCACTGGCCTACCGGGATCGTCCCGGTTCCACGCGGTGGTACGTCGTCGCCTGGAAAAGGAAGGCGTCCAGGCGACACCGATCGAGCAACTGCCCGGCGACCACTGGTCCACAACGGACCATCTCGTCGCGACAGTCGCGGACAAGATCGAAGCACTGATGTGGATGCAGGCTGATCCGCAAAGCCGCGGCTCGGAACCGAACTGGCTTCCCCGCCCGGGGCAAGCCGCACGAAAACCCAAGGGCGCCAAGGCGTGGTTCGCCGCTCTCGGCATTGGAGACGCACCAACGGAAACCTAACTGGGGGTGAGCCGTGGCGCGTGGGGTCGAGATCGGCCGCGGCTACATCGCCGTCGAGGTCGACGAGAACGGCGCACGCGCCGCACTACGCGGCTTCGTAGGGTTCGCGGGCTCAGCGTTCAAGGCCGCAGCGGCGACAGCGGCGGTGCTCACCGGCGCCGCTGCGAAGATCGGCATCGAGTTCAACTCGATGAAGGAGCAGGCGCAAGTCGCGTTCTCCACGCTGCTGGGCAGCGGCGAGAAGGCGCAAGCGTTCCTTGAGAACCTGACCAAGTTCGCAGCACAGACACCGTTCGAACTGCCCGGTCTGATCGACAACGCCCGGTCACTGCTCGGTGTCGGCCTCGCCGCGGACAAGGTCATCCCCACCATGTCCGCACTCGGCAACGCCGCCGGTGCGTTGGGACTGAACCAAGACGCGTTCAACCGGGTCATGATCGCCACCGTCCAGGCGATGGGCAAGGGCAAGCTACAGGGCGACGAGCTGCTGCAGATGGTCGAGGCCGGGATCCCGGTCTGGAACCTGTTGTCGAAGGCGACCGGCAAGACGGTGCCGGAGCTGCAGAAGATGTCCGAGCAGGGCAAGCTCCTGTCGGCGGACGTGCTGCCGAAGTTGTTCGACCAGATGAACCAGGACTACGGCGGCGCGATGGCTGCCCAGTCCAAGACGCTGGCCGGCCAGTGGTCCTCGCTCAAGGACAACGCCCGGATTCTCGCGGCCACCGGGTTCAAGCCGATCTTCGACGAGGCGAAGAACGTTGTCGGTGCGCTTGGTGAGCTTGCGGCGTCTGACAAGGGCAAGGAGTTCGCGGAGAAGTTCGCCAACGGTCTGGCCAAGGGGATCGATGCGGCGAAGATCTTCGGCACCAGCCTCAAGCGCGAGTTCGGCGACGATGCCCGGCGTGTGTTCAACCAGTTGAAGGACTCGGCTGGCGAGGCGTGGGACACGTTCAAGGCGGACGGTGTCCCGACGCTGAAGGCACTGGCGCAGGCCGCGTTGAGCGTATTGCCTGCGCTGCTGCAACTCGCGCAGGCAGCGGGCGGGATCCTCATGGTCGCTCTGCAGGCGGCCAGCATCGTGATGCAGGCGATCGCGGACAACGCGGACGAACTGGCCTCTGGCATACGCACAGCGGCGAGCGTCGTCGGCGCTATCGCCGGTCCTGCTCTCCAGATCTTCGGTGCCGCTCTCAAGGTCGCTGCCGAGGCGCTCGCCGGCCTGGTGAACTTCGTCGGTGCCTTGTCCGGTCCGCTGGGGGTCGTGGCCGGTCTGGTCATCGCTGGAACGCTTGCCTGGCGGGTGTTTGGCACGACCATCTCGACGGTAGGAGCGGCGCTCGGTGCGCTCAAGCCGTCCGCGGTCGCCGACGCGCTCGGCGGTATGACGAAGAGGATCGACAACGTCTCGTTGTCGGCAGGCGTCATGACCGAGCGGATCACCGGTTCGGCGAACGCTGGCGAGAAGGTCGCAGTGGCGGGATCCAAGATGGGTAACGCCATGGCCAAGGTCGGCAGTGTACTGCCGGTCGTCGGCCTCGGGTTCGCCGCGGTCGGCGCGATCTGGGGTGTCGCCGCTCAACGGGCGGAGGATCTCAAGAAGGCCGCGGAGGACATCGGTCGCGGCCTCGCCGTCGGTGGTACTGCCGCGCAGAACTCTGCCAAACGGCTGGAAGAACTGCGGCGACAAGTCGAGAGCGCCAAGACCGCGATGAAGGGCCTGGCGGACACGACACCGACCTATTCGGACCGTAGCGGTGTCGCCGCGGCGAAGACCGAAGAACTACGGCGCAAGATGTCAGACGCACAGGCGCAGATCGACGGTGCCAAGCAGGAGCTGCTCCGGTATCAGGCCGAACTTGGGCCGGTCGGTTTGGCTCAGGCCCGGGTTTCCCAAGCGCAGACGGACTACAACAGTGCGGTCCAACAGTTCGGTCCGACGTCGTCACAGGCGATCAGCGCGCAGAAGGTTCTCGTTGCCGAAACGGCCATGTTGGAGCGACAGCAGATAGCCGCCGCGAGAGCCACCAAGAGCCACGAGCAGGCGCTGTATGACCTCGCGTCTCAAGCACTCGCGTCAGCCAACGCCGACCTGCAGTTGCGTCAATCCCGGGCAGCGATCACGGATGCTGAGAAGGCGTACGCCGATGCGGTCAAAACCCATGGCCTGGCTAGCAACGAAGCAACGCAGGCCGGGTTGAACCTTGAGGCCAGCTATCTCCGTGCCGCCGAGGCCGCTCGACAGAAGGCAATCGCCGACAACGCCGGGAAGTCCTCGTCGGATCAAGCGAGCGCCGCGAACGCCGCATACGCCAACGAGATCCTTCGCATGGCGTCAGCGGCAGGTAACAACGCCCCGGCGTCGCTGCAGAAACTCGTCGGTGGCCTCGGCGCGGCCGAGCTCCAGGCGATCGGCGCCAAGGTCAAGGTGGACGAGTTCGGCAACGCGATCATCCAGGTACCGGGCCTGAAGGACATCAAGATCACCGCTGAGAACGCAGCCGCGTTGCGGGAGATCGCCAGGGTGCAGCAGGAGCTGGCAGAGGCGCAGGCACGGGCACAGATCACCATGCGGGTCAGGGTGGAGCGCGGTCTGCCTGCTGTGTCGGACACCAAGCTCAAGAGGGTCGGTGGCCCGATCGTGGCGAACAACCCGTACATCGTGAACGACGGTGGCCCGGAACTCATCTTCCCGGATCGGTCTGGGTATGTCGCCACAGCAAAGCAGACCGAGTCGATCATGGCCGGGCTTAACGCCAGCAGCGGCACGAAGATCGAGCAGAACAACTACTTCTCGGGGCCGATGGACGAGGCCGCCTACGCGACGCAGGCATCGCAGCAAATGGCGTGGATGGCCAAGACGGGAGGCCGCTGATGCCGACCCCGCTGGACACCACGTTCACCGTCGGCGGGATCACGTTAGGGGCGTTCCCATTCGTCGACAGCGACGGCGTCGAGTGGCAGGGCGACGCCGTCGATGGCTGGTACAACTCGCCGGGCAGAAGGCTGCAGCAAGCGAACCGCCCAGTCGCTGATGGTGTCTACGACAGCCAGGACTACAGCGAATCACGAGTGATCGCGCTCGAAGGTCTGGTGTCCGCGCCCACACGTGCCTTGTCGGATGCTGCGAACGACAAGTTCAACGCGCTGCTCACGTCCGGCGTGTTGGAAACCCTGACGGTGACCGAACCTTCCTGGACACGGCAATGCGCCGTCAAGCGGGCGGCGACCAAGCCACAAGTCAACCGTGTCAACAACTTGGAATGGGTCTACCAGCTGCAGCTGGTGGCACCGGATCCCCGGAAGTACTCGGCTGCCTTGAAGACTGCGAGCACCCCGCTCGCGTCGCCTGCTCCTGGTGGCGTGCAGTGGAACGGTTCCGCTGGGTCGACCGGCGTGCAGTGGAACGGCCCGGCCGGGTCGACCGGGGTCGTGTGGCAATCGGCCGGCGGGTCGACCGGCGTCATGACGTTGAGCAACGCGTGGTCGGCGCACACGCCGATCCTGTTCGTCATCAACGGTCCTGTCACGAATCCGCGGCTGACGAACCTAACCAGTCAGCAAGTCCTGTGGTGGGGCGGCACTGTCGATACGGGACAGACGCTCACCATCGACACGGGTTCAGGAGCAGTGAGGCTTGGACCAACGGGCATGCCGGGCCAGAACCGCAAGTCGCAGATGGTCCGTACCGACTTCTTCAAGCTCGGTCCTTCCGAGACGGTCGACGTCATCTTCCAGGCCGACACGTTCACGGCTTCTGAGGCGTCCGCGCAGTGGCGCGACGCCGCGATGTGAGGGAGGGGCATGCCTACCACGGTCAACGCCGCCGCGATCACCAACGGCGACCTCATCCCGTTGCTGGATGACGCGGGCGGCGGCTCATATACGGCGGGCCGGAACAACGCCCGAGACATCCGCCAAGGCCTGATCAACGCGATCACCGCTGCGAACGGTGGTCCTTTCACCCGGCGAACCGGCGTGATCCCGACCACCTACTCGGGTGGAGTGTGGACAGACCTTCGACTCGTGGGACAGGGATCCCCCTCGACGACAGTCACATTGAAAGCGGGACAGGCCATTGTCCCGCGCACGGGCGAGGGCTACTACCTGCTGTCGCTGACACAGGACCTGAACTTCGTGATGAACGCGGCCAACGGCAGCAACCCCCGCTGGGACCGCGTTTGCCTGATGGGGTACGACAAAGCCGCGTTCCCCGGCGACTCGGCTCACGGCCCGTACGTGGTCGTGGTGTACGGCGACCCGGCCGGGTCCCCCTCGCTGCCGAGCATCCCAACGGACGCGATCGAGATCCACCGCATCTTGCGCGCTGCTGGGGCACCCGGCGACCAGATCGGATCAGGTTCCACTCCCATCACCGACGTACGGAAGTCCACCACCATCCACGGTGGTGTCCGCGCTCTCTTGGCCGGTGACGCACTCTCCGATGCCGGCGGGTATCACGGCGAGCTTCGCTTGCGGCAACCTGGGTCGAGCATCACTGCCATCTCGCCTGTGGACGAGCTCGTGGACCGTTGGTCGGCGACGGACAGCAAATGGCACGGCACCCAGACAATCGCGCTCAACAGGCCATCGCAGTCATTCAGCGGCTTGGTAGTCGACGGTGCCACCCAGACGATCGCGAGCGTGGTAGTGCCTGACTTGGGATTCGATTACCAGGTCGAGGCCAGCGGAGGGTTTGAGTTCACTTCCACGACACAGGGCGCACTGATTGGCTGTCAGGTCACCGGCGACAGCACAGGCATCGACACCAACGTGTGCGCGAGAGGCTTGTCTAAGTTGCCGGGTACAGGCAGCGACTCGAAGTACGCGTGGGCGGTGGGTGACACCTCACCGGTGTTCACAGCTGGCGCGTCACACACGTTCCGGCTGCTGTGCAAGGTGTACGCCGAGCCGCTCGACATCGGTGTGACGTCTGGCGGCCAGTACGGTTTCAACGTCAAGATCATCCCGGTCTGACTGATGGCGGAAATACCTTGGCGAGTGATCGTTGCCGACACGCGCACGGGTCGTGTTGTCGAGGACGACCTGCCGTACCTCGACTCACCGCGGTACGAGTACGGCATCAACATCGCGGGCGGTTGGGGCGTAAGGCTCCCAATAGACGGCTCTTCCTTGTCGACCCAGGACATCGAGGAGTTCAGCGATCCATGGCGCTTCACTATTGGTGTCGCGCGCGGGAACTTCATCGCGCAGATGGGGCCGCTCGTCGGCGAGAACTACAACGACGATGACAACCTAGCGGCCACCGATGTTTCAGGTGGTGGCCTTTGGGACTACCTGACACGCAAGCGGTTGCTCGTCACTGGCGACGTCAATGGCACAACCATCAAGGAACCGGCTGCAGACGTCGTGTTCGGGCCCGGCCCGACCAGTCCCAAAGGGACGCCGATCCCGGCGGCAAACCAGAACCTGAGCCTGCACACCATCGGCAAGCGGCTCGTCGAGATCTCGATGGACCGCACCAACGGCGCCCTACCGATTGTGCTGCCGGACGACATCGCGGGGTCGTCCGAACGTGAATACCCGGGCTACGACCTGGCCTATGTCGGCGAGCGGCTGATGCAACTCACACAGGTCGAACTCGGCCCCGAGATGGAGTTCCGTCCACGGTACGTCGACGAGACGCATCAGTTCGTCGAGTGGTTCCACCGGATCGGCACACCGGCCGCCGGCGGCCGGATCGGCAACCTCGACAACCTGCACAAGTGGGAGTACGGCGGCGCGCTCGTCAAGGTCAACGTCACGCGCGACGGATCACAGCAGACCCACAACCGGTTCGAACGCGGCGCCGGAATGGAGCGGGATCTGCTGCTCGGGTACGCGTCCGAACCGAGCTACGCTGAAGACTTCGGCTGGCCACTACTCGAAGACGTTGGCAGCCAGCACACCTCCGCCACCGAACAGGCCACACTGGACAGCTGGGCCGCCGCAGCGGTGAGCACTTACCAGAAACCGATCACAACATGGTCGGCGGTGATCCGCGTCGACGGCACCAACGGGCTCGGCGAAGAGACAGGCTCGCCGCCGCTCGGCGAGTTCTCTGTCGGCGACACCGCGATCTTTCAGATGAGAGGGCATCGACGCATCCGGGACGGCCTGTACGCGGTGCGGATCCTCAACGTTTCCAACGACACGCGTGACACGGCCAAGATCGCACTCCAAGTGCTCGGGGAGGTCGAATGACGGTCCCCAACGGCCCGGCGCCTCACAGTACCGAACGTCTTGAGCAGGACGTCGCGAAGTTGCAGCGCGACTTTGAGGAACTGCAAAGAAGGACGTTGTACTCCGCGGCCATCGGTGCTGGCGGTTTGCGGGTCCACTCCGGCGGTTCTTTCAGGGTTGAGTCCGGATTCGGGTTCGACGTGTTCTACGTTGGCACTGGCCCAATCGAGGACAAATCCGTTGTTGAGGTCCACCGCCACAACGGCAGTGTCGTCATGCGCACCGGCGTGTACGAGCCAAACGGGGAACAGTACTTCGCCTTGTATGACCGGCAAGGGAACATCCTATTCTCCGACGACGCCGCCTCTGGGTACGGGATGGCCAACCCGTGGCTGTCCATCCCCCTGTATCCGCGGTTCTCGATGGCCGCGTCCAGTGTGTACTCGTACATGAACCTTCCGGTGTCGAGCGTGACATCCGAGACCACGCTGTGGAGCGGCAGGATCCCTCAACTACATCACGGGTACATCGGCATCGACGGCGTGTGGGGGCAGGCGACGGGATCGAACTCGTCCACCTACCGGTTGAAGGTCAACAACACCACCGTCGGAACCTGGTCAGAAACAGGTCTCACGGTGGCGAACCGGGGCCCATTCGACATTCACACGCTCATCAACTCACAGTGGCTCGGCGTCGACCTCACGGTCCAAGCGTCGGGCACTGGGAACGTCGCGTCGCAAGTGCTCGGCGTGACCCTGCGGGGAAGCTAGTCAACTGTAGACAGTCGGCCGTCGGGGGCCCTTCATCGCAACCGGAGGTCCCGCTTGCCAAAGTCGCTGCTCATTGGACTGGTCGTCCTGGTCGCTGTCGCGTGGGCAACCAACCTGACCATCGGATATCTCGGGATCGCCGAGACCGAACCGTCAGTCAACGCCATCTTCATGATGATCCTCGGGGCCTTGTTCCCCGCTGTGCGCAAGATGATCCGCGGATCCAAGAACGGCGGAGATGGTGCCCCGTGAACACCATCACCTACCTCACACAGGCCATCGCCTGGTCGGCCGCCGGGGGCTTCGTCGGCTTCATGGTCGGCACGAACCTCTGCCGAAAGGAAGGATCCGCCGTGGCCAGTGACCGCCGCCGTTGGCGGCCAAGGTTCGACCACATCATCGTCGCCGTAGTGCTCGCGCTCGGGTTGGCGACCGCGCTGCAGGGCTACTTCCTGAACGCACGTCAGGAGGAGCTGTCGCGCTGCCAGTTGGCGTACAGCACAGGGTTCGCGGATGCGATCGACGCACGGACTCAGGCGAGCAAGGAGAAGGATGAAGCCCAGGACGAACTATGGAAGATCGTCCAGTCCGGTTTTCAGGCACCCGGTCCTGAGGTTCGCGTCCGGTTCGAGAAGCAGCTGAACCAGTACCTTGAGGCGCGGGAGAAGGTGAAGGCGTCTCAGAAGGACAACCCGTACCCGCCGGCGCCGCGCGACTTGTGCCCGGAGACCGCGAGATGATCGGTCTGGAAGGTAGGGACTTCTCCCGTTTCAACGGGGAGATCGACTGGGACAAGTCAGCCACGACTGGGATGAAGTTCGCGTGGATCCAATCGTGCCGTGGCGTCAACAGCCCAGACGATCAGCTGCGGAACAACCTGCTTGGCGCCCGCCGTAACAACATTCTTGTTGGCCTCTACCAACGCGTCTTCCCCGACGACGGCGGACCAGCCGAGCACGCCAGACACTTCATGGAACAGTGGGTGGACATCTACCCGGAACTGCCTGCCGTGATGCTGCCGATCGCTGTGGACTACGAGGAACACATTCGCGGTGGTGGCGCGTGGTGCATGGAGTACATCCGCTTGCTGCGTTTGGCGACTGGGCGCCGGAACTTCGTCGTGTACTCGATGGGCAGCATGTTCGGTGTTGAGTTGGAACTCGCGCCGATCGAGGCTGACCCGAACGTGCATCTATGGGTTGCGGACTCCGGCAAGTACACAGGCGCCACGCCCGGCAACCCGAAGTTCAAGCACCCCAGGATGATCGCCCATCAGTACGGCAAACGCCCGTTGGCCGGCGCCACGGGCGACATCGACTGGAACGTGTCCACCGCGCTGTTCCCGCCAGGAGGTGCTGGATGCTGATCTATCAAAGGAAGGTCCCGGCGGGCGCGGGACGGGACGCGTTCGACGTGACCGTCGTGCATGTCGTCGACCACCTGTCGAGCATCGCATCACCGACAGACGGCGGCGAGTTCGGGCCGGACGTCGTGATCACTCGGGAAGACCAGGACGACGGGTCGATCCTTGTCGTCGGCCAGCTCGACCGCGAGGCGGACGCGCCGTATCTGCGCGCTGACTTCGACCCTGAGCAGGATGTCGCCGACAACCCGCTGTCCGTACAGAGCATCGATGAGGGGCAGTGACGCGCTCTCCTGCGTGCTGGGGAGCTTCGGCATCGTCCCGCTCCAGTGGAGCGGCGCCAGTTCCCTCGCCGACGGTGTCAGTCGGTCCTAACCGCCCAGCCCGCAGGGCAACGCGCCTGGGCCAGTTTATCGCAGGAGGTGCCACGTGAGCGTCGCACGCGCACGCGAGATCAACGCACGGCTGCGCGCCGCGGGGATCACCGTCCACGAATGGGCCGGATGGGAATCCCGTGGGAACGGCCAGACGAGCGCGTATGAGGGCTGCATCGTCCACCACACCGCGACCGCGTACGGGATGGCTCCCGCGATCCTCGTGAACGGACGGCCCGACCTCGCGGGCCCGCTGTGCAACTACGCGGGCAACGTCGACGGGTCGGTGACGGTGATCGCCGCTCACCCAGCGAACCATGCTGGTGCTGGTGGCGGCCGGTCGATGGGGCCGCTTCCGGTCACTACGACGTTCAACCGCAGGGTGATGGGCCTGGAGATCGTCTACCCCGGCAACCAGCCCATGACCCAAGCCCAGTACCGCACCGCCGCGATCTGGGCTCGCATCGTGACGGATGTGTTGGGGTACGGCGACATTCAGCGTGCTCGTGCCCACGCCGAGACATCAGCGACTGGCAAGTGGGATCCCGGTTTCGCGCCGGGCCGAACGATCGACATGAACGCATTCCGGGCCACAGCAGCGTCCGGGCAACTACCTGTGGAGGACACCGTGTCCTGGACCGAGAACCTCACGTTCACCGCACCAGACGGAACGGTGACCACCATCCAGGCCCGCGACTGGGTCATGTGGACGAACTTCGCGGCGTGGCAGGCCGCGAACGGCATCGCGACCACCAACACCAAGTTGGACGCGATCGCCGGAACGCTCAACGACAACCAGGCCGCGTTGCTCGCCGCGATCGGCGACGACCCAACCCAGATCGACCTGACCGACGCTCAGGTCCAGATGTTCCTCAACGGCGTGTCCGAGAAGACCAAGGCTGCCGTGAAAGCCGCTCTCCGCGAAGGGACCGACGCATGAACACCCAGACTCTCCTGACGATGGCGATCGGTGTCTTCATCCCGATCGTCAACGGCCTGCTCTCGAGGTACGACGCACAGAAGTTCCGCGTCTACCTGCAGCTGATCCTCAACGCCGTCAACGGTTTCGCGGTCGAATGGCTCAACGCCCTCACCACCGGCATCGAGTACAACGTCGGCGAGGCTGGGGTGAACTCGCTTCTGTCGCTTGTGGTCGCGATCGCCAGCCAGGCCGGCGTGTGGGCTCCACTCGGTGTGTCCGACGCAGCGAAGCGTTCGCTGGTCGGCTCTGGCTCGGCGAAAGGCTGACCCGTGGGCAACATTGTCTTCAACGTCGCGAAGGGCAGGATCGCTCACTATGCGAGCCTGCCTGCCACGAACGACGCGATTGTGGTTGTCCCGCTGGAGAACTCCGGCCTTGAAGCCGACTCCGTGCTGGAGGACTATGACACGCTCGCGGCGATCCTGGCCGGTGCGTCCAACGAGCAGACCACTGTCGGCCGAAAGACTGTCACCGTCGTGACGGTCACGGTAGACGACACGAACAACCGCGTGAACATCGACATGGGTGACTTGTCGTGGCTTACCCCGTCGGGGAACCAGATCGGTGCGCTGGTGTTCTGCTACGAACCTGACACCACCGGCGGCACCGATTCCGACCTGATCCCGCTGACCAAACAGGACTGGGTGATCACACCCGAGGGTGACGAGATCAAGGCGACTGTGGCGGACTTCGCCCGCGCAACCTAAGCGGGGTGGCCGATGCCCACGTTCGTCCAGAACTACCCGGTCGCGTCGTTCCTCACTGCTGCGGCGTCGAAGCAAACAGCGACCGCGGTGGACGTGGTGGCCGGCGACATGCTCGTGGTCGTCGGCATGACACCGGACAGCACGGTCACGCTCGGCGCCCCGTCCGGTGGTGGGCTGACGTACACGCTCCGGCAGGAAGTTAGCGTGAGTAGCCGCACGCGGGTCGCGCTGTGGACGGCACCGGCCACGAGCAGCCAGTCATTCTCCCCCACGATCGTCAGGGGCGGGAACAACTTCATGTGGGGCTTCACGGTCGCCAAGTTCTCCGGCTGCTCGGGGATCGGTGTCAGCGGGCAAACCAACGCCGCTAACGTGGCCCCAAGCCTGTCCGTGACGACGACCGGCACAAACTCCACTCTGGTCGTCGCTGACGCCGACTGGGTCCCAGTGGATGGCAGCAGCCGGGCCTGGCGCACACCTGCAGGGTCCACGGGCATCACGGCGGGTGGCGCTGGAGAGCTGAACTACTTCCACGACGCCTCTAACTACACCGGCTACATCGGCTACCACGCGGCAACCGGCGCGACGGGATCAAAGACCGTCGGCCAGACCTCCCCAACGGGCCAGACCACGTCGATTGTCGCGGTGGAACTGTTGGCCGCTGCGGACGTGTCCCGCCCGTTCCCTCGACGCCCCATGGGCGCGCTGCTACAGATGTAACGGAGGAAACCCATGGCGCGTGGCGTCTACACCGTCAGCTTCGACCAGCAAACCATCGCCGCGGCAAGTGGCGACTACGACCTGTTCGAACTCGTCCCCGCGGACGACAAACCCATCGAGATTGTCGCCATCACGCTGGGCAACAAGTCCGAGGTTGGGGACGCGCAGGACGAGATGCTCGCCATCTCCATCGTCCGCGGCAACACCACATCATCGAACGGCACAACAACGACACCGCAACTGTTGGACCCGTCCGACGGTGCGGCGTCATTCGGTGCCGAAACGGTCGGCGCGACCGTCGCCACCGCAGGCACGTCGGTGACGCTCCTGTCGGACACGTTCAACGTGCGCGCCGGCTGGAACCTCGTGCTCCCCGAGGCGATGCGACCGAAGGTGTCCCAAGCCAACACAGCCATGTACGTGCGGTTGACGACCGCGGTCGCGGACGACCTGACGCTGTCGGGGACGTGCTGGGTCCGCGAGCTGTAGGAGGCCGGCCGTGCCGCTCTGGACCCCGGACACCACATTCGCGTACGTCCGACGGCGACGCGTCGCTCCATCCAAGGCAGCCAGCAGCACCGAGCTGGCCGTAGGTACTGCGGTCGAGACAGACACTGCGGTCGCGCTCGGCCGAGAGAAGACCCAGACAGTTGGTGTCGCGACTGAACAGGACACCGCGGTCAGTGTCGGTCGCAGCAAGGCCTTGGCCGCTTTGACATCAGTCGAGCAGGACATCGCGGTCGCCGTCGGACGCGCCAAGGCACTCTCTGTCGGCGCTGCGGGCGAAGCGGATGTCGCGGTCCCAGTCGGCCGGGTTAAGACGCTCGCCGTCGGCACAGCCGTCGACATCAGCACGGCGGTTCCGGTTGGCCGGGCGAAAGCGTTGGTCGCTGGCGCCGCTGTCGAGCTCGACAGCGCGGTTGCCGTCGGCAGAGCCAAGAGCCTCGCGTCCGGTGTGGCGGTCGAGAGTTCGAGCAGCGTCACACTCGGCCGTGTCAAGACCAGGGCGATCGGCGTCGCCACCGAGACGGACACCGCGCAACCGGTCACGTCCGGCGGCGTACTCCCGATCGATCCCGCAGCGGAGACGGACATCGCACTGCCGGTCGGGCGGGTCAAGGTCAAGGCGATCGGCGTAGCGGTCGACACCAGCACGGCTGTCGCGTTGGGCCGCACGAAGACCCTTACCGTCTTGCCGGCGATCGAGGCCGACATCTCATTGTCGGTTGGCCGTGCGAAGGCGCGGCAGGTTGGCGTCGCGGCCGAAGTCGACGAGGCGCTCCCGGTCGGCAGCGGCGAAGACTCCAACCGAGACATCACCATCACCACTGGTCGGCTCGGCACCGACTGGTCCACAGGAGAGCTCAACACCGGTTGGTCAACCGGGCGGGTCGAGACAGGTTGGTCCACTGGACGGCTGGAGGTTTAGGTGCGTATCTCGGTGCTGTCCAAGGAGTACCTACTGATCTCGGTCACCGCGTCGGAGGACGTGACGTCGGATCCGGTGGCGTTCGCGTTCGCTGCACCCAGCGTCGACCCGTCGGTGTGGACGAGCGGAGATTGGGTCGGAACCCAAGCGAGGATCCTCGTTGGACCGGGCGGTGCCGTGACCCTCACGAAGGGCACGTGGGATGTGTGGCTGAAGATCACCGACAGCCCGGAGATCCCTGTGCGCAAGGTGGATCAACTGGTCGTGTACTGACCCCGCGCTGTTCCACAGGTAGGCCCCCTCGTGTCTTCGGACACTGAGGGGGCCGTTTTCGTATGCCTCGGATCAGGCAGGCGTTACGTCTTTGGCTTTCCGGCGGGCTTGCGCGGTGGCTACGCCGGCACCGATGGCGACCAGCGCGCCACCGATCAACAGAGGGAACGCCCAGCCGCGGCGTCCAGCGATCGCGTCGTCACACCGGTCAGCCCCCGACATGCTTGGTGTCCCGTAGGGCCCGGCGTTGAGATCGGCCATCAGGTCGACGTGCGCAACCTTCCCGGGATCGCGGTATGCGCCTGTGCCACACGGGTACGAGTTCGCGCCGACGTTCACCGAGACCGGTGTGGCCAGAAGGATGAATCCGATGATGCCAAGAACGATTCCAACGATCGCGACGTAGGTACGCATGACGTACTCCCGGTGAGCGGAGGTGCTGGTCGATGTGTCCTTTTTGATCTATTGGGTGTTACGTGCTCTCACATGGACGCCGTGAGGTTGTTGATTGCCGTGCGTATCTCTTGGGTTCTGCCTTCTAGGTAGAAGGTCTCCTCTGCCAGTTTGGTCAACAGTTGCTGCACGGCAGGCACGTTCGGGTTGTTGCTGCCGGTCATGAGGGCGTTGAAGCTCACGAGGGCCTGGTGGTAGCCCCGGGAAACGGTTTGCGTGGGGAGTTCCGAGAGGGCTTCAGGAATCCCGAGTAAGGCTTGCTTGAGATCTCCGACGTCCACTCCGGTCTCACTTCGCCGTGGTGTCGCGTGCCTTAAGGATCATGGTGAGGACGGTCGAGGCCAGGAGGATCGCGGCGTCGTCGGACAGCTCGACGGGAGCTCCTGGGGGCGGTTTGAGCAGGATGACTCGGCCGTGCAGCTGCACGTCGATCTCGCGGGCGTTGCCGAGCGCGTCCCAGCAGGGCACGGTCCGTTTGAGCGGTTTGGCGGGCGGTGTCATCCGCCTCGCCTCCGGTTGTCGACGGCGATCGGGATCTGCTCGCCGACCGCGATCAGACACGGGAGGCACCACAACTTCTGGCCCGGGTTCTCCTCGATTTGGTCGCGTTGCACGGTGTGCTTGCAGGCGGCTTCGAGGTACGGAGTCTCGGCTTCGAGATTGAACGCGTGGACTTTCTTGCCCTGCGGTGGGGTGGGTGCGAGCCACCAGGTCCAGTTGGTGCTCATGCTGCACTCCGGCGTTCCGCCGTTGCTTGGCTTGTCGTGGGACCGGTCGGTGCCGAGGTCGGGGGCAACGACACCGGCCGGTGCTTGTGGCCCAGGCTGCCGCGCGAGGAATCTGCGAGGGGAGTGGCAGCCTGGGGTTTGTGGCCCTGCCCGCCGTCGGTCGTGAGCGCAGGATCGAGTTGAGCGCTCGGCGCGACGGCGGGCAGGGGAACGAGGCCCGCGCCTGGGTGACGCACTGTGGAAGGCCCAGGCGCGGGCAGGGACTCACACGGCGCGGATCCACCGGGGTCCCCGTCATGGCCCGCGCCCGGCGGGAGTTCGGGCGCGGGTGGCTCGACGCTGATCGGGACAGCGGAGCCCAAAGCAATTTCAGGGCCCGCGACCGGCACGTGGGATGGTGCGTGGACTCCGGTCGCGGGCTGCCTCCGAGCCGTAGCCCGGAGCTTGCGGTGCGGGACGCGGTGATGCTCTCGATACCGGGCTGTGCGGCGGTAGGCGATTGCGACGAGTTCGATCACGAACAGCACGCCGACGCAGGTCATCCATCCCCAGAAGAACTCGTCGCTCATGGCTTGGCCTGCCGTGCGATGCCTATGGCGAGACCGAGGAAGATGCGGAACATGTCAGCGTCGTTAGGCGACACGACCATCGGGCTCTCAGTCGAGGTGATCGACACCTGGCCGTCTGCGCGCGACTCAACCTTGAAGAGTTCCGCGCCCGTCTCGGGATCGTTGACAGGCCATGTGCCGACGTAGGTGTTCGACAT